AGTGCCGGTCGTGGTTGTACCAGTTAATGACGTGAAGCTACCCGTGACAGCAGTTGCAGTTGTGAATTGACCTGCAGTGCCGGTAACAGTGATGCCACTAATTGTTCCAGTGACACTAAGACCAGAAGCAATAAAGCCGGATCCAAGCGTTGTCGTATTACCAGAAAATGTAAGGTTGCCGCCAAACGTCTGGTTGGTTGCTGTTAGGTTCTGGAAAATACCACTTGTGAAGTTGGCGGTTGTACCAGTGACGGTCGTACCGGAAAGCTGAGTTGTGAATACGCCTGATGCAAAGTTTGCCGTTGTGCCGGTTATGGTCACACCCGTAAGAACAGTAAATGCTCCACTGACGCCAGTGACGGTTGTGAACTGAGCCGTGGTACCGGTTACGGTTGCGCCTGATAACGATGTGGTAAAGACGCCTGTTACGCCGGTCAGTGATGTAAATGCACCACTAACACCTGTGATTGTTTGTCCTGTTAACGATGTAAATGCACCGCTGATGCCAGTAACAGTTGTAAATCGAGCCAGGGTACCTGTTGTAGTTACACCAGTAAGTGACGTAAAGTTCCCTGTGACAGCATTTGCGGTCGTAAATTGTCCCGTATTGCCTGTAACGGTGGTACCAGAAACAGATGTTGTAAATACACCAGTAACACCAGTAAGAGACGTATATTGCCCAACGTTGCCAGTAATCGTGGCACCCGATAACTGTGTTGTATAGACACCGGATACACCTGTTACAGATGTAAAGACTCCCGTTGCACCAGTAATTGTGTTGCCGCTGAGCGTACCAGTGACATTGACGTTGCCCTGGAAAAGACCTGAGCCAATGAACGTACTAACGCCAGTTACCGTAAGTGTCGACTGGATAATTCCAGTGGCGGCCGTGAGTGTCTGAAAGTTTCCTGTGGTGACGTTAGCGGTAACACCGGTGACAGTTGTCGCTTGAATGGTATTGCCCGTGATTGTGGCACCGGATAACTGAGTTGTGAATACGCCAGAAACACCGGTGATGTTTGCACCAGAAATTGATTGGCCTGAGACCGTGGTAAATTGACCAACGTTGCCGGTAATTGTCGCACCAGAGAGACTGGTTGTAAAAACACCGGTCACACCAGTAAGAGACTGATAGTTACCTGTGGTTGCTTGGATGTTATTGCCGGTGATAGTGGCGCCAGATACTCTGTCCGTAAATCGTCCGGACACAAAGTTTGCCATGGAGCCAGTGAAGGTTGTTCCACTGGTAGTGCCGCTGACATTTAAATTGTTCTGGACGATAACGCCGCTAAATGTTCCAAGGCCTGAGCTTGTTACTGTGCTCAGGGTTGTTGTACCACTAACGGTTAAACCACCTTGAATTACAACATTGCCACTGATTGTTTCGCCAGTGACGTTTGCATAGTATTGATCTAGGTAGGTACGGAACTGACTGAAGGTAATTTTTTTGTTGCGCAGTACCGGGTCCACTTCAAAAACGTGGACCAGCGTCATGAGGTCTTCATCAACAATCGCGGTGCCGTCAATCGACGGAAACTCGCTGATCCTTCTATTGGTGGCCACCTACTTATACTGCGCAGTATTATACCTAATTATAGTTCTCTTTGCTCACTTAACCCTTACCTCAATCCTGGGCAGCAGGTTGGAAACACCGTGCCAAACAAATTGGATTCCTGTTACAATTCCACAAGAAATGAGGAATACAACCAGTAGTTCTGCAACGGTGAGGTTGCGCCGAACATACATCACCTGCGGCGGTTGCTGTTGAAAGCTTGCTTGCTGGGCCAAGGCTTGTTGGATGGCTAGTTCTTTTGCCCTTGCTTTCATTGCTGCAAGATTTTCAGGGCTGATCTCATTCATGAAATAGTCCTGACCAGTGGGTTGACCCGGAAACTGACTAGGGGGAATTTGTTCTTCCATGATGCAAAACCTTTTCACACACACTAGCATCTATAGAGAGGATTTGTCGCTATGAACTACGGCTTACGAAAAGGTTTGGAGGATATTGCCACCGAACTCAAGGGTATTCGCAACATCCTTTCGTCAATGTGGCACAGTCGTTACGGAGAAGATGAAACAAATATCTTGAATCCCCAGATTTACGCAGATGAATACGTATCAACTGAGGAGTGTGCCAAGCGGTTGGGCGTATCCGATCAAACGATCAGAAATTGGATTTCTATTGGACGTAAGACTCCTGACAAGGGTTGGGTAGAAGGTGTTCACTACGTCAATATTTCGCCAGATCCCAATCGCAAAGCGGTTATTCGTATCCCATGGAACCAGATGATTCACGCATTCTGCAAGAATCGCCAAAGTGATCTCTGGGATTTTATTGGCAACACCGGTGCACGGTCGACCAAATATAAAACAACTAACCCCGATCGTCTCGTATAATGCCGCACAGATTTCACGGGATTGAAACTGAGGTTGTAACCCTGGTCAATTACAGGGAAGTATTGCCAGCATCACTTGCGGATCAAGTGGAAATGTTCTTGCCACCCGAAGGATCTTTCGATGACGGGTGCCTGCAAAGATACCTGGAAAACTTAAAAAATTATGAAGAAGAGGATGCGAACTTTGGTATGACACTTGCCAATCGTTTGCGTCTTGCGTTCCAGGACTTAACACCTGATACAATCTGCGGCAAATTCCCGCAAGCCGAATTGCCACTTAAACGACGGCTACGTTGTGTGGCAGAATATCTGATCCGTTCAGGAGAATTTGAAAAACTGAAGGACGATACTGGACGCCTCGTAAAAAAACGCGGTATCCTGGGCAAGATGGTTGTCTTGTACAAACCAACCAATAAACTACTGGAAGCATTAATCAAGCAGGGGTTGATCAAAAATGAGCCGTCGTGAAAAGTTGATCGCATCGGTGATCGGTCCTGAGCTTGATCAAACGAAAGCCAAGATGCTTGATGCCACTATCAAGTTGATCCTTGGTGACATGGGGCAGCATTATTGCAAAATGTGGGAGCATGAAGGTCCAGGGGTGATGGTGTTTCAACCTGACAATTCCGACCGTTCGATGTTCTTCATGACGCTAAAGGAGATGCACTCAGCGCAAGAGGAGTGTGAACGCGGTAATGATGGGGATTTAGCTGAGACATTCAGGCGTATCCTCAGTGCTGCACAGAAAATTAATCCAACGGAAAAAGCTGGTTACATCATCAATGATGCAGCGGGCATGCGTTACTTGGAAATCGACTACAACAAAGTATCGGAAGACTGATGGCAATTGAAAACATCAAGGCTCACGCAGAAGATCGTGAGTTAATCACAAGTTCTGACCTGGTTTCAGCAGCGCACGCCCTGATGGAGGGTATTGATCTTGATGTTGCCAGCTCAGATTTTGCAAATGAATACGTCGATGCCAAGAAGTATTTCACTCCATCTGACGATGGATTGAACTGCCAAACGTGGTACGGCAAGGTTTACGTCTTTCCTCCCAGTGGCGCATACTTCTGGGACAAGAAGAATGAACGCTGGAAGATGACACGGTCTTCTTCTCCAACTTTGACATCGTCACATGCGGTGTGGTTCCGAAAGCTGTACCGCAGCTGGTTAGCAAGAGAAGTAAGTCAGGGCTTGTACTTTACCAACTGCCCGGACATGATTCGTTACGAGTTTAAGATCTTTGATTTTCCCATCTGCATCTTGCGGACGCCACCAACGTTAACAGTTCGCAAGAGCACAGGTGTTGGCGTGCATAAAACGTGCACCTCACTATTGGTGTACCTGCCTCCCATGGAAGATACGGGGAAAGCAATCGAACGTTTTAAGGATATTTACGAACCAAGGGGGCACATTCTCTGTTAATTTCTCTAGAGTGAAAAGGATTAAAAGGAATTATGAGCATCCTTGCCGACTGGGAAATTCGTGAGCAGGCCCTTGAACATGGGATGATTGATCCATTTGTGGATCATTTGGTAAGCAAGGAGAATGGACGGAAACTTCTCAGTTACGGCCTCAGTTCGTACGGATATGACATTCGCTTATCACCTAGTCAGTGCCTGATTTTTGGCCGTGTACAAGCCGGGGATTGTGACCCCAAGAATTTTGATCCCGATATTTTGAAGCCAGCGGATCTGCGGGAAGACGAACGTGGCCAATACTTCTTGCTGCCGCCGTACGGCTATTGCCTTGGCGTAGCGCATGAACGTCTGAGGCTCCCTAGCAACATTAGTGTTGTAGCTGTTGGTAAATCTACATATGCGCGGTCAGGGATTATGGTAAACATCACGCCTGCCGAAGCAGGATGGGAGGGTTACCTTACGCTTGAAATCAGTAACTGCACTGGTTTGTTCAATCGCATTTATGCGAACGAGGGAATTACTCAGCTGTTGTTCCACACTGGTAGCCATTGTGAAGTTACTTACCAGGACCGGAAAGGTAAGTATCAAGACCAACCAAAGAACGTTGTGTTCTCCCAGGTTTAGTATTGCTTACCAAAGCTTGATCCAGGTTTACGGGCGTAGCCGGTACTTCCGGCTCGTCCGATTGTGTCCCCCATACTTGGCAGTGCAACACCGTCCATTGTTGCTTCTGTTCTTGGGGTTTTACCTCGGATGGTCGGTTCAGCAATACCTGCTCTTTGTCGGTATGCCCCAGCGGTTTTGGCTGCCCTAAAGAACTTACCAACGCGGTCTTGATTATCGTTTAACGATTCAACAGCTTGTCTTTCTTCTGATGGGAAACGACGTAAATCTGTATCGTACGCCTGTTCAGGATTAAGGTCAGTAACCTCAGCCCCTGACGTACCAGCGTCAGCCGTTGGATCGTAATTGGGGTCAAAGAATTTTGCCATAGTATCATTGTAGAAGCAATAAATCAACCAGGGTATTCGCCATGCATGGCGTCGCAGGTTTCTTAGATAGCTTCATTCAAGACGAAGTAAAGTGCCGCTGCCTCAGCGAAGAAGATTTTGGTGCACCGCTCGACAATGAAGCGAATGATGTACCATTAATGGATATGTACAACCGAGGCTTGGTCGCATGTCAACAGGGGCGGGAAAGGAATCCACTGAATCTCGAGGGGCAACGGCCTGGAACGACGGGGTATATTCCGTCAATGGAGGAGGGTCTGCAGATGGGGGCATCACCCAAGCCCAGGGCGTTAGTGCTGGACCTGGAGGGGCCCAGCGAGGAGATGCTGGAGCAGTCACGCAAGCGTCGTGGTTTGAGCCGGTAACAGACGATTCTGGCTGCAAGGACGGCATTTGTCCTGTGCCCTGGCTAACGAAAGAAAAGGCATCGGTGCTCCAGGAGGATGTGGTTAATCATCCTTCTCACTACGGCGGCATTGAGTGCATTGAAGCCATTGAGACAGCTTTAACCACCGAAGAATTCCGTGGTTTCTGCAAGGCCAACTGCATGAAGTATATCTGGCGTGAGAAGCATAAAGGCGGGACAGAATCACTGAAGAAGGCACAGTGGTACCTCAACCGCCTTATTGATTTGGACGAAGCTCAAAACGGTTGAAGCTCATCTTCGTCTTCGTCATCCTCGTCGTCGCCAATACAAGCGGCGGCGAGTTCTGCTAATTCCAAGTCGGTGGGAATGTCGAAGTCAATCGAGATGTTTTCTGCTGCGAGGATATCTTTGATGGCATACCACTCCATCAGCCGCTGGTGGTAGAGGTTCAGAAGTGCGTACAGCAATTCATCCCATGTCATCTCTTGCGCTGCAAGTTCTGCCTTGCGCATGGAGAACTGCAATTCCAACGGGAGTTCAAATTCCCTGGGCTCGACTGATCTCTCCATTCCAGCCTTCATTTGCGTGTTGCAATTATTCTAATGCTAGCTGGCGGACAGAAGATCTGCTTCTTGGTCGTTAAAATCAAACCAAGGGTTTTCATCAATCCGGAAGTTGTTTCCAAACTCTGCCAGGATGTATGGACTCATGAGTTCTTCCAAGCGTCGCACTGCTTTCACCTGATGAGGTGCTGCGGTGTAATTGCGGAATGCTGTCAACAATACTTCGGTAGAGGCCCAGGGATTTGCATCAACTCCTTGGAGGAACAGGTTGATTTCTTCTCGGCGTCGATCCAGGAGATTACCAACGACTTGATGATCAGCATTGAAGATCCACCGGCCCATTTCTCGCGTGGCACCGCAGTAATCTTCGTGTTCAATGCAATCGATAATGGCGCTGTAAAGGAAGGGTTCCCAGCCGATGGAGTGAATGAAAGAAATCAAGGCTTGACGCATGCCGTCATCAAGGCCCAGGTTTTGCTTTAGCAGCTGGGTGTCAATGATATTTGTTTCGTGGAATAACAGCTCCAGTGCTTTTTGTGGACTGCAACGTTGACCACGTTTGACAGGAGAGCCGTCAGGGTAAAACTGTGTGCCGTAACCAATGGTGTACGGATCTTTCCCTGTGTGAGGATCTGCGAAAGCTTGTTCGTTAAAACCTTCGTATTTCCTGATCAGATTAAGCGCAGCGGAAAGATCCGACATAGGAGTAACATTAGTTACTCCCAATCATACACAATTTACTTACCTTGGCCGCGTGTTTGTTTGCGTCCGTGATTAGGAAGTGAGTGTTGCCCTTGTCCTTGACGAGTCTTTTTAGGGCGGGATTCAATCTTGACGACTGAGCTGGACTTGGGTTTGGCCATGGGAAACCAATGTGGTGCTCACCATTTTACACGGTGGCTCCAGTAGCGTGCTGACATTTTGTCGGGACTTGAATCTTGCGCATTGTGACGTGCGTAATAAGACCTGCGACGGGCCTTGTCTTTTTCTGAAGTTGGGTTTTTACCTGCGCCTTCAACTCCTTGCTGTCCAAACCTGATAATTTTTTCTTCACCGTCTTTACATGCTTTTACAACATGCGATTTTGTGGCATGACCTGGAGTGCGCTGCGGTTTGTTGCAGGCCATCTTATCTTTTGCCAACTTGGCAGCACCAGCGGCTTTCTTACGTTTGTCAGACATCAGAATCCTTTAAACATTGATGTAAATTCACCCAAGATTTGGCTACCTGTCTTTGATTTGTAGCTTGTTTCTTCATCATCCAATCCTAAGTTAAAGATACTTTTTTCTTTGGTGGTTGTCTCATCTGTTGTATCGGTGTCCTCATCACCAAAGAAACCTTGGATAGTACCAAGGGATGCGAATGGATCACTTAAGTCAAGTCCTTTTAACTGAAGGGCGCTGCCTGCGCCCGCCTTGGTGAGAAGCTGCTGCTCACTTCGGTCCGTATCGGGGAACAAATCAGTGTAAAACTCATCTTCTGTTCCCTTGTAACCAGCTTGTTGAAAGACTCTGTACATTTCTGTTTCTGATTTGATCGAGTCTGTCTTGTAATCTTCGGGCCTTTCAATGTAATCAACACCTAAAACTTTTTGAGTAGGCTTCTCACCTTTTTCATTCAGGTATTTGATCTGCTCTCTGATTTGTTGTGCGGAACCCGTGCGTAATGTCTCTGCAACTAAGTCTTTAAATTCACCCAGGTTCCCCTGAAAATCTTTAAGACCAACGGCGTCTAGCGCTTTTTGCCAAGTAGCTTTATCCGTTGGGTCCAGGCCCTTTAACATTTCGTCGGCAAACTCTTCTGGCGTAATGAATTGACCAAAAATTGTTCCTTGTTTTAATGCTTCCTGCTTAAGAGACGGCAAGATTTTGTTGTAAATTTCATCTTGAACTCTTCCTGCCGTTAATATGTCTTCCGCCGGATCGTAGCCTAAGCCTTTCCCCTTGACCTGGAAGTGCATTCGCGCAAATTGTTCTTTGTTATTTGGATCAATACCAAAGCGATAAGCCTGGCTTGCCCAGTATTCATCACCGGCTTTTGCCTTTTCCCAATCATCTGCTACTGCCTGAGACTGTTGAGAGTAAGCATCAGTCCTGGCCTTGTCTCCAGTGGGATTGAAATAAAAGTCGGCATTAAAATAACGGTCGGGAGTATTTTGAACTTGAGCTAAAAACTGATCGGCACGCAAGTTGGCAACCTGACTAACAGCGTTCAGCATGTCCTGCGTTTGGAACGGGTTTTGCTCTTGTTGCCGAACATCAAGGTACTCCGTGAATTCACTGATTGAACGAGAGGTGTTAAAACGTGGGATCAAATACTTGTCCATAAAATCTCTCGCAAACTGCGCTTCAACTTTTATGGTGTCTTTTGCCGTCTCGGTGCTGTAACCAAGTTCAACTTCTTGTTCGTACTTCTTCTTTAGCTCCGTATCAAACCATTGTTGCCAGTTGTAGGTGGTGCTGTTGTTGACACCTGTTATGTTTTGAAGGCTTTTCTCCAGGGAATCCTGGGACGCTTTGCCTGATGTAAAAGAAAGAATACCACCAACCCCAGAATCACCAAGGATGCTGTTACTGAGTTCTTTGTTGATGTCCATGATTTCTCCAAAGCCGGAGAAGCCTTGCATAAGGCCAAGCATTTGTTCTTTTCCCTTGGCCTTCTTCATTTGCTCAATGGTGTCCTTTAACACATTTTGAGTTAACGCACCAAATTTTTTTGCGTCTACTGTTGCCTTTTCACCAACCGCTTGGTTTACTGCATCTTCTAATTCCGTGACGCCATACCCAGCATTCAAGTTGTAAGCAAAACTTACTTGTTTGTCTTCTGGTCGTTGGGACAAACGGAACAGTGCGGCAAATTCATCAGGTTTCTCTGGGTTTAAGAACTTCTCTTTGCCCAGTGTTTTCCAGTATTGATCACCTGCTTTTGCTTTATCCCATTCAGCAGAAACCTCAGGTACTGCCAAGAGGCGTTCAGTTTGTGTGTCAGTATTAAGGCCTAGCTGGAGGCTACGGGCAGCCTGAATGTCGGCATCGGTTGGCTTGCGTTCCAGGTATTGGTTTGCTGCTGTTGTTTGTTCTGCGGCATTACCTCGCTTCCCAGCTGCTTTCCCTTGGGATGTGTAGTGTTGAAGGTAATACGAGTTTTCAGAATACCTTTGGGTGATGTCAATATCATCATTAGCAACTGCGGCTTGCCACTTTTGCCCTACATCTGGATTGATTGATTTGTAGTACTTTGGATCAAAGTCGCCGTACTGCGGTTTTGCTCCCAGGTTTGCATCCCAGGTTTGTAGCTTTTCAGTTGAATAAAAAGCTTTGAAGTAATCCTCTAATTGTGATTTAGTTACATCACTGATACCCTGAAGCCTTCTGATCTGCTCCCTTTGCGTAACATAGTCTCCTCCTTGCGTTGAATTAGCTGTTGCAAGGACGGTGTTATAGGCGTTGTTTTTGCTTGTGTTCTCAGTGTTTAAAGTTGTATTCTCTTGGTTTCTTTGGGTGTTTAAGTTGTTTGTTTGTTCATTATTTCTGTAAGTCGTTGCTGTACTTGCAGCTTTATCGCGCAATGCTTGAGTTGCTGACAAATAAGTAAGACTGTCTAGTCCTCCAAACCTTGAGCTAATTGCTTGTCTAACGCTTTCATCACTAACGTTGTCCCTTGGTACCGACCCTACGCTAATCCAGTCTTTTCCGGGTGATGAAGATTGTGCCGCTGTGTCGGTTACGACGGGATCGAAAAAATTTTGTCCTTTGAAAACACGCACACGCTTTTCAGTTTTTACCCAAAGATTTACCGTGCCTGAGTTCTCTAGATTAGTTGGAAAATTAGTTTGGTAGTCTGTTTTCTCCTGTGCCAGATTCCACTTTTTATTTGTTGGATCGTAAGTTAATGCCATTATCCAGCAGCAAATGTATCTGGTACCGTCTCAATATTATAAGTAAACAGGTCGATAATTTCTTGGTGTATCCAGGCCTCAATCCTGTTCATCCTTACTTCGGTGTAGTACGTCTGTTGTGGATACCATTCTTCCATTTTTGAACTAGCCTTGTTTGCATTACATCTTTTGCAGCAAGGCAGAAGGTTGTTCCGATTGCTGGAACCAGAACGAAACCTTGGGACAATGTGATCCAGGGATGTAGCTTGTTCTTCGCAATAACCACACTTGTGGTCCCACGCATCGTATATGGATTGACGGTAACGTTTCTTGGCCAATTTAGGAGTTAATTCAAGGAGAAGGGAAAGGGGTTCCTGCTCACAGTTGAACATGCTCTTCGGTTGCCGTTAACTTATTCTAATTTCAGGACATGTAGACCAATGTAAACAAAGGGATGAAATCTTGCTTAAATCCATTGACGATCTGCCTGAGACCCATAACGTACAGAGGCAAGCACATGCCTTTTTATGGCTAAGCATCCAGGTTGGGTCACGGTCCAACAAGCCGAAGAACTTCTCGGCATTGATAAAAAGACTCTCTTCAAGTACCGCGATGACGGCACACTGAAGCTTGGCCCTCACTACGCTGCCTTTCCTGATACACGTTCACGCGACACCTATCGCTGGAACGTAGCAGCAGTACGTAAGCACCTTCGCAAACTGGAGGCTGCTGCTACGGCAGCTTAAGGCATCAGTCTTCGGGCAGTATGCCTTCTGCGTATGCTGCCCAAGCAAGACCAAGTGATTCCATGGAGGATAGTTCATTTGCCTCGTAGGGCAAGTTGACTACATCTCCAGTTTTGTAAACAGTAGGAGATCCGTCGTAATAAACGGAGCTGAATCCATATTGACGGCGTGTGAGTTGTTCTTCACTTGGAGCTTTAGTGGAGTCAACAACATCGCCAAAGCCTGGTGTGTTGGTCATGGCTTACGAAACACCAAAAGGTTTTGAAGGAACCAACCCATATGATAACCCTTCTCAATAAAGGAAATTAACTGGGCTTCAATTACCCAGTCATGAATCAAACCTGTATCTTCAAGTAGCAGTTTCCAATAGTCTTTGGTTTGACAGTTAATGTGACCAACGCCACCTTGGCCTGGTTTAGCGGCGGTCCAAATTAACACGCCGCCAGGTTCCAGTGCTTGATGCATTGTGTCAACAATCCGCTGATTCTCAGACCCATCAATGTGCTCTGCCACTTCCATGCATAAGACGACAGGTGCAGAATGCTCAAGATCAAAAAGACTCTTGCAAAGAAGGCGATCTTGATTCTCGACACGCAAATCAGTGTCATAACCAATGCAATCAATTCCAAGGTCAGTAAAGCAATCAACATAAGTACCTGGCCCGCAACCAAGATCTAGTACATGTGTGGGATGAAGATTCTCCCCAATCCAACTTGTGAGTCGCTTTGCGAATGGACGTTCTTCGGCATCGAGGTGATTGTAGTCAATCCTGGACGGCTCTCGTAACTGATACCAACCCGCGTGGTGAAGAGCATCGATTGTTTTAAAGATCTTGTCATATTTTGCTCCACAGGCTTCCAGGCTGTAACGAGACCTGGCAGTGGCGGCAACTACCTGACGGTCGAGATCTCCTGCTGCGTGGATGGCGTCAATCCAATCTTGGAGAGTATGGCAGCGAAAACCTGTGCAACCTTCGATAATGGTTTCAGTAAAGGCTCCGTAATCAACTGCAATTAACGGAGTGCCGCACAACATTGCTTCTACGCCACTGCCGCCGAATGGCTCAGTGAAATTAGTTGGCATCAAAGCTGCACGTGCTTTACCTAAGAAATCAGACCGCTCACGACCTACCAACGGACCGCCGTACTTAATGTTCGGATGGCTCCAGGGGGTTGGATCACCTTGACCGTGGATGACAATTGGCCATGGACTGTGGCTTGCCAATTCCTTAATGGTGTCCATCCCTTTGACTGAACAGATGCGTCCAAGGAATGCAAGATATTCTCCGTCTTCGTAACAAGGATCCCAATCAGACAATTCAAAGTAATTGGGCACAACCCATTCGTAGTTTTTGCCTTGCCTTTTTTCTTGTCCCTGGTGGTAATGCATCCAGGCGTACGACTCGAAGATCCGAAAACTGTTCGGCATCAAAGTCGGATACCCAATCCCCGTTTCTACATGGTGATGAGTGGGGAACTTCTCCATGAGAATTTGATGGGCGTGCCCGAAGGGATGACAAATAATGTCACGTGGCTCCAGGCGTTTACGCATCTCGACAATTAAACGTTCTTCAAATGCTTGATGCCCTTCGCTGCCAATGGTTGCATCGTTGCCATGGAAGTCGGTTTTCTTCCGATCACCGTAAAACTTCTTGAATTCTTTCTCGGTCAGGATTGGTACGTGCTCTGTTGCGCCAGCTTCACTTCCTTCGTTGCTGTACTCAATCACGTCATAGCCATACGCCTGCATCATCTTGGGAAAACGCAAAGCCTTACCAGTAAATGCACAGTGAGAGTATTGACTGGTTGCCTGTGTGTGAAAGATCCCAATCAGATGCAGGCGAGGTTTTGCCATTGTCAACAAACACTATGACGGTGAAGGAACCAATTGTATCCCGTCTACCAAGAATAAATTAGAACCAGGCCTGCGCCACCGTTTCCACCAGCGCCACTTCCACCTGTGGTACCACCAGCACCACCGCCTCCTCCACCGGAACCGACGCGGCCGTCACCTCCGCGGCCGCCAAGTGCGTTGCCGCTGTTACAGCCACCGCCAGACCCACCGGTAGAAAGTAGCGGAGTGTTGCGTTGGTGCCCAGGACTGCCAATGCCTGCAGTGGCACCTGCCGCACCACCGTTCAACGTTGGAAACAGGTTCAAGACAGCGGTCTGAGATGCTGGCGCTGTGATGTTGCCCCCTGCGCCAGTAGAGCCACCTCCACCGCCTGCACCACCGGAGAGGAGCAGTCCGGTCGTTGGGTATGTGATTGCGCCCCCTGCACCGTTAGCGACTGCACCACCAGCACCACCGGCCTGTCCTGCAAGAAAAAAGCTAGTTCCCAGTCCAGCCAATATAGAGTTGGCTACTGTTGCAACTGCACCAGCACCACCCGCCGATCCTACAACCGTCGCTGTAGCCGCTGTAGTGCCCGCGCTTCCAGGGTTGGCAAAACATACGGTGTAGATAGCGGCAGTCGCTGGAGCGATTGAAACATAAGATCCAATACCATTAGCCCCAAGAGTGCCGACAGTAGTTGAGGAAGCACCACCGTTACCGCCAAGACCTGCTGAAACGTACAACAGATCAGGCAATAAAGCAGCAGGAATTTCTACTGTTGAGATGCCGCTACTGCCACCGCCACCGCCACCGCCTCGGTTTCCTGTGGCCGCTGGAAAACCACCGCCGCCGCCTCCGCCGCCGCCAATGCAGACGATGCGAACCATGGCAATACCTGCTGGTTTCTCCCAGGGAACCCACTGTGTGTTGGCGTTTGCAAAACCTGGGAATACGTCGACAAAACCGTTTTGCGGCTTTGGAACGCTGAATACGTTAATCATCAGTAGTCACCTCCAATCGCCAATCCCTGCCAGTTGGAGTTGGTGTTTTGAGCAACGGATTGCGCCACGAGTAGGAATCTGTTAGCTGGAATTGCAAAGTTAAACGGAATCTCGATTTGGTAGGGCGCAGTTGTTACTGCCGAGACAGTTTGCGCTGCAGCCTGAACTATCGCAAGCAAGTCGGTGTTGGCTGCTGTTGTGGCACCAGTATTGACAGTGGATGAGTACACTTGCAGTGTAGTGGCAACAGAGCTAATAACACTTGTGGTTGAAACGAATGAGAAGCGGAATTTTTGTATGTAAGAGCCGTTTACGCCAGATGTAAATGCTACGAAACAGTTGGTCCCTACTGTACCAGGGGCCGTGGTATTAGTGTTTGTGGCTGTAGTCAAGATGTCGGCATGACTGACGTTTGGGGTTAACGTCCAAATGGGCGAAGTGTTAGCGGGCATGGCGGGTAAAAGTAAATGTTAGGGCATTGCTGCGCCGTAGTGAATAGCAAGAATATCACCGTATTTTGTTGCGCCTGCAGGGCCAGTAGCCCCTGTTGCACCTGATACACCTATTACACCAGTAGCTCCTGTAATGCCTATCACTCCTGTGGCACCTGTAACACCAGTGGGGCCAGCAACGCCCGTGGCACCGGTAGTACCTTGAACACCTGTCGCCCCTGTAATTCCAACAACTCCTGTGGCACCTGTTATTCCTACACCTGTTGCACCTGTTGGTCCGGTGATTCCCACACCAGTGGCACCTGTTGGTCCCGTGATTCCAGTGGCACCTGTTACGCCCTGAACACCTGTGGCACCGGTGATTCCAATAACACCCGTCGCACCTTGTACGCCAGTTGCGCCGGTAACACCTGTTACACCTGTAGCACCTGCAACGCCTGTAGCACCTTGAACACCTGTTGCTCCCGTAGTTCCAGCAACTCCTGTAGCGCCGGTTATTCCTACACCTGTGGCACCAGTTGGCCCGGTGGCACCTTGTGGTCCGCTAACCAACGCTAAGAATACAGCTAGGTTATTCGCAAAGTTTGTCGAGCCCGTACCACCGGATGCAACTAAAGTTGCTGGATATGTCCAGTAGCTGGTTGACGTGCCAGGATTAACGTTCGTTGGGGTGCCGTTAACTTTCCATGTTTGGTAATTAGAACTGGAGCCTTGGTCCTGGATTGTAATAATTTCTGTATTGAAAACTTGCGCAAGAAAGATATCGATATCAATCGCATCGCTTGTTAAATGGCTAACGTTGATTTGCGTTGCACTTGCTTGTGTTGCGTTGTTCCAAATTACAAAACCTGCGCCTGGATCTCCGCTTGTAATTGTTGTCTTTGCGGAATACTTAAAGAGGCTGGAAGAAAAACCTTGTGGGCCAGTCGCACCAGTGGGACCTGCAACACCAGTAGCGCCAACACCCGTGGCACCTTGTACGCCTGTAGCGCCAGTGGAACCCTGCACACCCGTAGCACCAGTGGCTCCTGTAACGCCCTGTATGCCGGTTGCACCTGTGATACCAACAACGCCTGTGGCACCTTGCACGCCAGTGGCACCTGTGGCTCCTGTAGCGCCTTGCGTACCAGTGGCACCGGTAACTCCTGCGACACCGGTAGCACCCGTGGGACCAGTTATGCCCTGAACTCCGGTAGCACCTGTGACACCGGTAGGACCCGCAATGCCTGTTGCGCCCGTTACTCCAGTAACTCCTTGGATACCAGTGGGACCTTGTATGCCAGTGGCACCTGTTGGACCGGTAATACCTTGAACACCAGTGGCACCAGTAGGGCCGTCAATACCTGTGGCACCGGTGGGACCAGTGGGTCCATCTACGCCTGTTACACCTTGAATACCCGTGGCACCTGTGATACCAATGGGGCCTGTAGCGCCGGTAACTCCAGTGACACCTGTAGGACCAGCTACGCCTGTAGGACCGGTAATACCTTGAATACCAGTTGCGCCTTGTGGACCAGTGACGCCTTGTATGCCGCTCGCACCTGTAGGGCCACTTGGACCTGTGGGGCCTGTAGTACCAGAGGGACCAGTAGGGCCGGTGGGGCCGCCACTAGGGCCAGTGGGACCTGTCGGGCCAATCATTGTATAGACCTTCGCCAGACCGGCGGAATCGTATACAACCCAATCTGCGTTCTCATTGAGGACCACAGATTCGCCAGCGAGAAGCAAACCGGTCCACACCGTGGTTGTTAGTGCACCATCAGTGTGATTGATGGTAATACTGTTGCTTAAAGTTGGATCATCATTCTTGATAAAACAGGTTCTTAAGTTGCGCTGAATAGTAGAGGTTGTGGGACCAGTGACAATTGTAGTTGTTGTGGCAGTTGTGATATTGGTGTCAAGTCTACCGGCGGACACATTACCGCTGTTGTTATCTGCAAACGCAGCATGAACTTCAACATTCGTTGCCGCCGAAGTAACAATACGAACAGCATCCGACGTGGAAGTCAGCAGTAACATTTCAGCCTACCTACCGTAATAATCTATTTTAATCTATTTGCTTAAGTTGCGGGCATGCCGCCTTGAGAAGGAATGTACAGATTTCCTTCCTTGTCAAACATTGAGAAGCCTTGCATGCGAATAAAGGTCGACGGTACGTTAAACAGTTTCTGCATCATTGGCATCATCATTGGTGCCTGGCAGTTATACGGTGGTACGTCCATGTAAGAAACGGCGTGCCTGGCTAGTTCGACACTGATTCTTTCTTGGTTTTTTTCATTTGTATCCACAAGTTGTTGTTCCCATTCAACTAAACTGCCGTTGCTTATTGGAACATCTGACGGCTCGGGCGGGAATACTCCCTCCTTAAAGCGCATTGCGTAAACATGTTTGCAATACCGAAATTCATCTAAGACTGGGGTCCACGTATCCGTCAAGGATACCAACTCATTTCCTACCGTGGAGTAGTCAGCGTAAGTCGGCAAGCCGTCTGATTTTGCACCAGGTAATGCTGGGTCTGTCCCTCTTAAGTAAACAGAGCCAAAGTCTGTAAACAAACCAGGACTGTCCCTGGTCGTACCTTCTACTACCGATGAGTTTGGTGTGATGGTTGGTGGAACATTATATTCTGGTGCAGGGGCAACAATCTGCATTCCACGATTGACATTACCTGGTGTCATTGCATTATTGTTGACGAGACCATTGAGCGTAATGATTTCCTTGCGACCAGGCTTCACGTTGCCGATGCTATTCCTGGGGAAACATCTACGGTTGGAATCTTTTAGATTCATCATGAATGCATAATCTCGCCTTGTGAAATCTTGGCAAGAACAGCAGTAACGCGTACCCGTCATGAAGAAACGCCCCACGTTTGGCGGCCTGGTAGCAGGAGTAACCAGTGCTCGATCTGGGGTTGCCTCAACGGAACCACGCTTGCGAAGTGTCAATACACCCGTGAATGGGTTGGTGTCTACCAGGATGGCTTGAACGTATCCGTAGCGCTTCTGTGTTAACGGATCAATCGTATCCCTGGTAATCGGCACACCATTCTGAGTGATAATTCGATCCTCTAAGATCTCACCGTTAATTGCCTTGAGTCCCCCTGGTACTCCTGGGAGTGCAACGTATAGCGGAGGTGGTAATGGATTTTGTGTACTCCAATCACCAGCCAACTGGACGTACCAATACTCATCATCTTCCGTTACGGAAGCAATCGAAGCAGTTCTTGTGGTTATGTAAAATTGCGGATCAAACCACTGACCAATGTTTTCATAGTTGTTGAATTGCGCGGCATGCCAATAGAACGGATTGGTAACGCGAGTGTTGCGTATGTTATCAAACCGAAGACTTCCTGCGACCCGGATCCCGGACCAGTGCATCCCAAACTCTTTGTTGACTGTTGGGAAACCTTTGAAGATACCAGGCAATACTGGTGGGTTAGACCCAGGGGTTGATGTTGCTCCTTGTGGGATTGGTACTTGGTATAAGAATGGATATTCGTACGACGTATCCGTTACCGATGCTGTGGCCAGCTCGTAACCACGGCGCCAACGTGCCCAAGAGGACTCCCGATCGAGAGCCGCAAAAGAGTTTGGGACGCTGCCCTGTGAAAACTCTGTTGTAATCGGTTTTACTTTTGGCGGTTCAAAAGCTCGTTGCTTGCTGAAACCGTCAAACGAACCACCAAATTTTTTTGGCATTGATTAGAAGAAGCCGCCTTGCGCAGCAACGTGCACACCTGGGATGTAACCAGAACTATTGGGACCATCCGGGAACACGCCAACGTAAACACGATCGCCACGCTCAAGGTAAATTCCTTTGTTACGCAGTGGAGCTGTAGTACCAAGGCCGTTGGTATTACCTGCGCTCACACTGGGAACTGCCAGTTGTGGCATCACATCCGAACAGTCAACCACACCGCTGTTTGCGGGGATTGTTTTGGCGAATAACACTTTGTAGTCACCAGAGCCAGGGATTGGTGTGGTTGTGCCACGTGTCTGGTAAAAGACAAAGGTAGCAGCGGGTTGATCCCCGTATGCAATACCGTTGTACAAGAAACCAGACGTAGTACCGCCCGAATAATTCAATGCACTGTTGACGCCTGTCAGCGTGCCAGAACCGGTGTATGTGTAATAGCCGTAACCACTGTATGGTGCGCCAGCACCAGTGAGAGAACCTGTGGCGGATACAAAAACAATCTGTCCGCTAACCAGGGAGACTGGTGTTCCTGACGTTGTGGAATTTACTGTATAGTCGGGGCCGCGATAAAAATCGTTACGTGTGATCGTGATGGAATCAATGACACCGCCACTGTTATTGTCTTCGCTCAGTGACGCATCCATGTCTACCAAGATGGAAGGCGCTTGGCCACCTTGGACAAACAAAGTATTACTTGCTGCACTACCAACGGTTTGCGTTGTAACACGCACCGAATCAAATAAGGGCCTATCAACCAACAGTGGCTGCTTGTTTGTAGATGTCGAGCTCAAAGTAGACTTAACACCCTATCTCTGTTATATTGATAGGGTCCCCGAGAAACTCCCTTTATTCTAATGGTCCAAACTGTTTTTACTTGCAAGAATTGTGGCAAAATTTTTGAACGTTCTGGCATGGCTGGGGCTACGTGCCGGGCTCGGGTAAGGCAACGTGGTTATGTTTTTTGTTCTAAAGGCTGTGGCAGCTACAAGCACGGTGGGTACAAAAATCAAGACTCGGAATATTGCTCGTGGAACGCAATGAAGTCTCGTTGCAATAATTTAAACCATGGCTCTTATGCCCGCTATGGAGGCCGTGGTATTACGTATGATCCATCATGGGAAATTTATACAAATTTTCTTACTGACATGGGGCCAAAGCCAAGCCCTGAAATGGAGTTAGAAAGAATAGACAATGACAAAAACTATTGTAAAGAAAATTGCCGCTGGGCCACGCATAAAGAACAGACTCGCAACCGTGGCGGAAAACGTGCAACACGTCTTTACACGTTTAACGGGAAAACTCAATGCATTGCCGATTGGGCAAAAGAAGTTGGCATCAGCCCGCAATCAATGCAAAAACGGCTCAACAATGATTGGCCTTTGGAAAAAGCGTTTTCCAAAGAAAGGCACGACGCAAAAGGCAAACCACAAGTAAAGCCAAGGCAGAATACCTAACGTCAACCACCCATGCCTGACATCGCCATAAAAGCTTGGAAATTTGCGGGCAATTTCATCTTGGATTCAACCAGGGCATTGGGATTGTTTTGCAATGCAAGGAAACGACCGAACAGATTACCGTCTTCCGCTGGTTGAAATTTAAATTTCTGAGCGGCTAGGTAATCTGTTTCAGCTTGTGGTTCTGAGAGGAAGCTATCGCCAATCCCAACTTTCAAGGCTTCGCTTGGAAGGTAATCATACTCAGAGTATTTGTAAAAACGAGACATTGTGATTACCCAAGGAAGCCAAAAGGATTAAGCAAATTAGGAAGCATTGAACCAAGTACTTCTGCTACCAATTGATTGGCAGTAGCTTTCCTCTGTTCTAATACTGGTTTTTGCATTCCAGAAAATGCAGCCCCTAAGATGCTTTCAACAGACAACTTATTACTTGCTCCGGTGGTTGCCGGGGCAATCGAAGGAGTAGAAGGAGCTTGCTTCATTCCTTCTTCATAAAACTTCTGAATGTCTGTTTGTTTTTTGACCGGCTGTCCGTAGTAACTAGCGCCTCCCATCGTGGGAAAAGACGCCCACTCTGGGGCCAATCTTGCTTGAATTTGCGGACTCATGCCTTGTTTTGAAAGGGCGGCTAAACCGCCAACAGGCATCAGACGGTTTCTTGCCAAATAAGCAAGGGCACGATCTTGGTTTTGGGGAGAAAAGTCACTTAGTCCCAAGGCTTTTTGTGCGCCTGCCCAAGTGTCTGGCATGAATTGACCAATTCCTGCAGCCGCACTTGAGTATCCACCTGAACGAATGACTTTATCCGGATGTTTACTGTAGTCATTAAAACGCCCACCGCCAAACATGACGTTATAATCTGAACCCTCTGCTCGTTTGATGGCATTTTTTAAGCCAGCAAACTGCTGAGGATTAGACCGCATCCATTGATCAATTAGTTCACGTGTGGATGACATACTATTAGCTTTCGGCTCCTACCCAATTTGAACTTGCTCTGAGACCAGGGATAAATACTGTTTGAAGAACCAGTGTTGATGCCAGGTAGGTCAGGGTTCGTTTAACAAATTTTGGGCAGAGAATCATGGGTTTAAAGCAACTACACTGGCCCCCGTGAATCAAAAGATTCGTGTCCAGTCGGCTGGGCTTACATGCTTTGCAATGCCAGGGTATTACTTTTGTGTAGTGAAAATGGAGTCCTTGAACATTTCCAGGAGCCTTTGGGCCTCTGGCCCCTTAGGGTCAAACTTATCAACAGCGGACCCCATTGGTTGGATGCCTGTTGCGCCTGCGTATGAGGCAGTGGGCATTTCTGAGGGGAAGCCTAGGGGGGCGCTCTGAAGTGTGGGGCCCTGACTGAAACCAGCATAAGGAGCTGCAGAGGCACCAGCGAAGGCATTCCTCGGCACAGTGGAAAGACCTAATCCTTGGGCCACCTTGCCAGCATCATAAGAAGCAGGAGAAATAGGGGGCGTAGTTCCAAGGGGGGAGTTGGTGTCAAACGGTAAGTTCAACGGTGAGCCCATCTGACCCGCGCCAAGGGTACGTTGGATGACATCGTAACCAGCCTGACCGGGCTTAACGCGTGACGCAAGATCTCCTGGTTTGTTATATTTTTTTGCCCAAATCTGCATCCCAAGATCTTCTGCAGATTGTTCGGCAGCAGAACCAGGGCCTGCAAGTTTTGCCTTTTGGCGAGCGTCTTCGTAACGCTGGAGCTCAGGGTCTTGAGCGGTTAGCTGGGCAACACGAGAAACTTCCTGCTGGTAAGCGAGTTCTGCTGCTGAGCGATCGCCAAGGGGAGGCGGTAAATCTGGGGCGGGCGGCGCAGATGTAGGTCTTCCAACAATAGTATTAAATCGTGTGGTTTCGCCACGGGGAATGTATACAGCATTAGCCCCCTGCTGCGCTAAATCCCAGGTGCGTCCTACAACGTTTACATTGCCGGGCATATTTGAGCGATTATTCCATCCCCCAGGAACGACCAACTGATTCTTGCCTTGCATTTGAGTTGCAAAAGCTGTCGGCGGTTTTGTAATGCCGAAAAAAGAACCAATTCCTTGTACAGCCGCTTCTAAGGGATTTGCAGAATACAAGCCAATTCCGCGACCGGCTTGCAGACGTTTCTGTACTTGCGCCTGATCAGCGGCCCGACGCTGTTTTGCCTGAGCGCGTTGTTGTTCAGAATAAGACGCCATCTTTACCTCCAAACCTCATGTAAATAAATACGGGAGCCAACTGCGGTGTCGGCAGGTCCAGGTAATGCCTGGATGAATTCAGCGCCAGAGCGTTCGTAACGGTATCTGGCCTGGAACGGATCCTTGTAGTTTGGAACGTAAAGGATGCCGGCTAAACGGTTTGTTTCGTAGAGATAAATCTCATCCCAAACCTTTAAGGCTTCTTTGGCATTACTGGATCTAATGGTGCGATCAACGTCACCAGCAATGCTTTCAAGGCGCGTAGAAGGAGAAGTAGCAACTTCAGTTTTCTTTTCAGCTGTGTCACAACGACCCAACTGAATAGCGAGTTTGTCGTAGAAGTACGAATCCGGCACGGTGTTCATTGCTTCTTCCAGGCGGGCGTAATCGCCAGCCGGAACAGAAACAGTAAAGTAACCGAGGTGGTAACGAACTCTACTTTTGTCGTAGTCGCTTAACTGCACTTCTACGTGTCGTTGTCTTTCAATTATAAAAGCAAGTAATCAACCAAACAGGCCATTGAGGTAATCTGATGTGGCGCTGGATTGACCCATAAGTAACGGATCGTTTGTTCTGTAAGAATCCAGGAATCCCATGGGGTTGAGTGCTTGTGAAATTAAACCTCCGACCAACTGTTCTTTGAGTGTGTCTTGTATTGTTTTCTTGGGTTTTTCTGGTTCTTTACCCTGCAACTGAGCACCGTACATAAATGCTTTAATGATGTCTTCAGCGCGAGAATCGGCGCCCCCTTGTGGTTGAGTCGGTGCTGCAGTTGGTGCAGTTGATGCAATAGCCCCGGCTTTGCCAAGGGACTTCATGTGTCCGAAACCAAGTTCGTATTTGTTATCTCCTGTGGTAAATGCTGCCAGGTTGCCGTAACCACCTTGATTAGCAAGGGGCTTGTATGTACCAGAGCCTTCAAAATAAACTGGAGTTCCTTCTGGAAGAGCCCAATCTTCCCCCCGGTGAAACGAACTGGCCCCCTTGGTTGGGGCACTGCGCGGACCATACTTGGAAGTCAGGCTGATCCCAGCTTGTGGATTGAAATCATATTTGCCTTCTTTGTTTTTAATCAGTGCTGGGACTCTTTGCTCGCCAATGCGAACACCAGCCAAAGCAGAACGAATAGTAGAGGGATCAATATATTGTCCTGTCGAAAGATCTTTCACATAAACATGCTTATGGGGACCGGTTGATACTCCGGTAGAACCCACCTGTCCTAAGTATGTTATGCCTGCCATGGTATCGTTTTATTCTTCATTGTAAGATTAAAAAACCCCTGGTTTCCCAGGGGCTTGGTGGAGATAGTTATACGCGAATTAAATCAGCAGCAAGTACGGACTCCCAATCAACACGCTTGATTTGCTTCAGCTGTTCAAGATTATTAAACCTTTCACCCGACAGAGACATCTGAAGATCTTTAATCTCACGTGCTGTTTTAAGGCCAATTCCCTTAATGTGATCCGCAAGCATTTGTGCGGTAGCGGAATTGACATTTAAACGGTGATCGGGGGGAAAATCCCGTGGGTCCTCTTTGGCTGCTTTATCTTTGACTTGAAGAGTTTTTACCTTTTTGGTAGCCTCTTCATCTGGGATAAGTTCAGAGTTGTAAGCGGTGTAAAGGCGACCGTCCTGATCTTCGACCATGAACCAATCGCCATTATCAAACTCACTGACAACTTTGACGCGAGCGCCAGTTTTTTTGTGCTGGTAAAGCATAAGGACCAGATGTTAATTCTGGTCCTAGTTTAGCTTATTCAGCTGACAGTGCGGCCAAGCAGGTAAGCTTCGATGTCTTCGTAGCCAGGGGCAATGTCAGGCTGGACGTAGCAGGTTTCCACAACCAGGTAACCAATACGACCGGCGGCGGCGTCACCGCTGGAGATGTAGAAACCACCGGAAGTTGTGGTGGAGTTTGCAGTTTCCTTAGCAAACACACGCATCGTGGTCGCGGCAGTAACCGGGTAGTTCACCACGGAACCAGAGACACCAGCGGCGCCAGTAGCGGTCAGGAAGGCGTTGGTACCATAACCGGCAGTGCCGCCAGCGAAGTAGATTTCGCCAGCTTGGAGGCCGGAAACAGTGGAAGTTAGGTTGGCTTGAATCACGCCTTCACCCACGCCAGAAGCGGCGACAGGTGCACCACCGTTGCTGCGACCGAACGAAATGACGTTACCGGTAGCGGCATACACACCAGAGGCAACACGACCGTCACCCCAACCAGAGGCAACCGAAATGGCGGTGCGGTACACGTAAGCAGGCAGTGTGCTGCTGCCAGAGATCACCATGCCCGTGATGTCGGGACGAGTGTCATCCTGACGATAGGGAGAAGGAACGATCACAGCAGCGGAGTTGACGCTACCAGCACCAGAGGTGGTTGTCACTGCGACATAGCCACGCTGCTGGAAATAACGGTAACCAGGCAGAGCAAGGACCGAGGTGGGGCCACCAAGGGAGCTGTCGAGAGCAGTACCGCCTTCGACAACAGAGTCAATGTTCTTGTACCAGCCGTTCAGGGGTTCTGCCCAGTTGCCTGGGAAGATTTTTTTAGCGGACAAATAGGTCATTTATTTTTCCTTTTGTTAGTTGTTTACGTTATTGATCAGATGTTACCGTCATCTTGCACGAAGCTGAACGCGGTGGTCACAAAGTCCTTGTTCAGGATTTCAAAACCGGCGTACAGTTGCCAAATAAGAATGATGAAACGGCTGAAATCGTCGTTGTTGTTGATGAGCACCTGGGCGTTCGGGCCACCGATACCAACGCCAATCGCTTGAGGACCGAAGAAGTAACCTTGAGCGGCTTCTTTCACGTTATAGGTAGAACCACCGTCAAAGGAAGTGCTGATGCTCTTGATCGGGAAGTTGGTGGATTCGAAGAACTTAACGCCTTCAAACTGCACACCAGTAGGCATAACAGGTTCGCCAGCCAGGAAGTAGGCTTGACCGGCCTGGGGGCCTTGGTAGAAGCTGGCGTTGTTAGGCAGCATGGGGTTGCCCATGTACATGCCTTGACCAGGATTACCAGCGTAACGGGCGATCTCACGGAAGTCAGGGTCACGACGCAGGTGCATCATGAACGTGGGATCGCAAATACAACGATACAGACCATCGGCATAGGTCGGAACGTTGCGCTTGCGCAGGTCCTTAACAACGGTCAGCAGGTCAGTACGCACCTGGAACTGCTGCAGGTCAGCGGTGTATTCAGTACCAGTGTAGGAAATACGACCGGAAGAATCCTTAACCTTGTTACCAGCGAAGTAGTAACCGCCTTGAGTTGTAGAGGCTGCACCGTTGGCTTCAGCTTTGGACAGTTCATCAATGAACACGCGGTCACGCCACCGGCGATAGTCGTCAAGCAGCGTCAGGCTACCGATCGACTGGTGGAACATATTCAGGTTGCCGGTATCCAGCAGCATGCGCTGAGCGGTAACCAGAGTTTCGCGAGCAATCTTGAATGTGCTAGGCTGAGTCGGGTCGCCCGGATCCGCAGGACCCGTGTACTCCTTAAGCACCACCAGAACTTTCTCTTTGGTGATGTTACGGCTGTTAGCGGTACCGATCGTTTGGTCAGCAATACGCTCACGGCTGTCCTTAGTACCAGGGGTACCCCAGAACTTGTAGCGGTCCAACTGAACGGTTTGACCAGGCTGACGTGTGAAGTCGTGGACAACCACGGGCTCCACAGCCATCTCAGCGATGTACGCAGGGTGGGGACGATAAAGTTCCGCACCTAAAATCTTTGGAAAGTCGTTATCAATAAACACTTTGTTTTATCCTCCAGTGTCGCAGGAAGTGTGTTGTCAGGTGAAAGATTCAGACATGATTATGTCTTATCTAACACAAATTTTAGCAGCCGATAATTTATTTAATTACCGGCATTAAATCATTCCATTACAAACAGTTTGTTTGCAACGGTTTGAGGCTGAGCTTGGTTCAGGACGCGCCAGGCATTCTGAGGATCGCGATTCATCATCTCGCCAAAAGTGCCCCAGAAATTCTCAGGTGCTTGCGGAGCAGCAGCTGTCGGGGGAGCAGGGAAGTTGCCAGCTTGGAACTGACCAATCGACTGGGTCGGATAACCGCGTGTCTCAAGTTCCTGCTCGTTTTCGTACACAGGGTACGGACCTTCAGGACCAAAGAACTTAAGCGTGTAATCGCTCAGAACATCGGGATTGGTAAGGATCTCGTTGTAGGCAAGATTCTCTTGATGCTCGTTAACAGCGAAATTAGCGTAACCCTTGATGGTATCAGCGGCGCGGTTTCCCCACGCGACGGCGCTGTCCAGCATTTGCTCCAGGTTTAGAGCGTAGTTGTTCAGCACTGCCGGAGCTTCGATCCCGAACGCGTCCATCACGTACCGACTGTCCTGGCTCATTCCCAGGAGGTCCGCCATTTGGCTTGCCGCCTCCTGCAAGGATTGATTGGAGGAGGTTGGGGAATAGCTGGGCGAGTATGCCTGGTTGGGAGACCAAGTCTGCGGAGCCGATTGTTGCGTAGCTTGGCTGCTGTACTGTCCGTAATTGGCCGGGGTATACGCCGTCGTCGGCTGCGAGGGTTGACCCTGGAACGGGGATTGGACTGGTGCGCTCAGCAGATTCACCACCTTGTTGAACGCCGATTCCCAGGGATTCCCCGCCGAGTCCGCCGCCGGTTGGGATTGGGGGGCGTACTGAGTAGGGCTGGATTGGTAGCTGGGGGCTGCCTGAGGTACCGCTTGGGGGTAACTGGTACCCACCTGATACGCCACCGGAGCCGGAGCCTGGTAGCTGGCCGGAGCTGCTTGCGGTGCTGCCACCACGTAGCTGCTCGGCGCGACGGCCACTGGTGCTTGGCTCGTCTGTGGGATCGATTGGACGGTAGCGTCCTGCATAACTCATCTCCTTTTGTAAAGCTTCTAAAGTGCGATATAGATAGGGTGTTAAATCTAATCGCGGGTCCGCAGCCATCGGTAAATCCGGTGATTGCGGATGGGGAGTTTGCATCATTCCCCCCACAAGGCGAGCAAATTGAGAGTATGCACCCTGCAATTCATTCACCATTCTGAACGGAAACCCAGATAACATCTCGGCCCGTTCCTCATCCGTCTTGGACGGGAAGAGGTATTTCAGTGCCTCAATGCTATCAACACCTAACTCCTGTAAGTTGCGTACCACGATGGAGTTGTTCAGGATGTCTTGAGTGGAATCCTCATAAACAGGTCCAAGCCAACGCCACTGCATGGTCACATCGCCATCTGGAATCAAACCAGAAACACCGGGCGGAATCTGCTGCGTTTGAAGGCAAGCCATCATCAACTGCTTGACCTGATCATCAAATGCACTCATGGCATCGTTGTACGCTGCCAAGTCTTCCGCACTAGATTCCTCTGGGAGATCCAGGGGTTTTTCTAATCCTGCAGCAGCGGCCAGCGTCTCCCTGAACAGACGTTCTTCCTGGTAGATGATCAGTTCAAAACAACGGCAAATACCGTAAGTGTAAATAGCGATTGCCTTTTTCTTGGACGTGGCAGAAACACGACCAAACAGTGACTTGTACTCAGTTGCAGTCACGCCTGCAGAAATTGACAGTTCGTCAACGCCGCCCAGGGCAGTGCGAATTTCTTCTCGGTACTGACGTGCGAAAGAATTCTGGTCGCCAGTGATGGCATCAGGAACAATGTAACCAACACGGTCGTTTGGTTCCAGGTTTGCAATGACGCGTGGAACTCTGATCTGTCCGTCAATACCACGGTGAATGGGATCAGCCTTGAATCGGGATTGACTCAGTCCACTGGGACCACTGAACCCAGAGTTAGCTGCGATAGAAGGACGCTGGACAACGTTCTCGCCACCGGCCTCCATAAGGTCAGTCTTGGGCCTGGAGGAAAGAAGCGTGGGGTTACCAAAGAACTGCACGTTCTTACGCATGGTACGAACCATTTCATCATGCGTACAGATGTGATTGGCTAACGCTTCAAATTCACCAACACCTTCAGTAGAGAAACCCTTGACGTTGTGGAAAATTTCTACGCAAGGAATAAAGCCCAGCGTATTTTTGAACGTTTTTGTCCTACCGAAATTTGCTTGGTAGTTGCTATCAAACGACAGCTCGCCTTCCGAGTGCGTTTCTTCAATCGTTTTGCGTTTGATGGAAAGGCGGATGTAACGCTTTGCACCGCCCCGCCCCATGGTGGCCGGACCACTTAAACTTGCGGAATCAATGTCCTGCTGGTAACCAAACCCGTTCTTGACCTTGTAGCTGTAAATAATTACAACTTCATCAAGCTCGCCATCAATGTTGTAATAGCTACGATATTCGTGCTTACGAAAGTAGTAAAGACGATAGTTGTTCTGAGTTGGACGGATGTAAAGAAGACCTTGCCCATCACAAAGTGAATAATCCCAGATTGAATCGAAGCGGATGTCGAGAGAGTTGTATTTGATTACACGGTCAATAAAGTCTTTGCGCTGATTACCAAAGTTATCTTGCACAGGAAAAAACTCGACACCCTGGCGGATGCCGAATAATTTCATCTGCGCCAGGTGTGAAGCTACGACGCCAGTGTCAATCATTGACCCGCCGTCTTTTTCAAGATACGAGTCAATAATTTCCTTGAGTCTAGACTTAGCGTCGACGGCCATTAACTATTTTCCTTTTTCTTTGACTCAATCTTAGCAGCTTTTGCCTGCTTCTTAAGGTCTAACCATTTGCCAAAATACACCAGTTCGGCAGAGGAATAAAGCTCTGGATGATGCAGCGCTTGCTTTACAAGTTTTTTAGTTTTCATAGCGTTTCCTCACGAAACAAACTTGGATTGGAACCCGGCTGGCAACTGCTCAGCGTCAGCCACTCCCTGAAGATTGCCAACAGCACCGGGTAAATTGCTGGAACCAAACGCCGAAGGGAATTTTTTAAATTTTGCGCCGGGGGGAGTGTCGAAACTTGGGTTAACAGCAAGTAGGCCACCCTGGTTACCAGGGGCTCCAGGGACGTTAGATTCTCCGCCGTAATACATGTGCTTATCTTGTTTTCCCTTATTCTAGTCCTCTAAAACTTCGTAACCAGACGCGTCATTTACCTTAGAAATTACGATACCTTCGCCGCGTACATCCCAATTCAAGACATCGCCTTCTTGCCAACCCAACTCTTCGATTACTTCATCAGGCAAAACAATATATTGATCTCCGTTTTCGTCCTCTTGTACTTCAAGGATGTAACTCATTTGGTCAAAAGCTTTTCCATCAGTTTATCAAGCTTATTATTGATCTCGCGAAAATTGTTGTGCATTTCTTGAATTTCCCTTAAGAAGTCCACCTTGAGCACGTAGTCTAGTGGCATGCGGTTGACTTGGTCTTCCAAGAGATCCACTCTTCGGTTTTGTGAATTAAGTCTTTCGCCCAGGCGGCTCATAAGCTTACTCATTGCCCAGGAGCCACCTGTCGCAGCTGAGATCACTGCCGTAAGAGCAATAGCTAAATACTCTGGTCCCACGAATCCAAGGTTTTTTAATATTCTAAGAGTCAGTAATCAAGGTGAAGCTGTCCTTTTCTTGCTAATCCAGTAACAAGCCAGACGAGAGCGTCAACACAATCGTCGTGACTACTTACGCCAAAGTTGGTAAGCTCTTCAAACATATTGGTGAAATTACGAAAACGATTGAAGATGATCTTGCGGTCCTCAAACATACCCATAATGCCACGGAAGCGAGCCAACTTATCTGCCCTGAAACCTTTGACGGGATGCCAAATCAAATTGTAAAGACCTTCATTGTTCAAGCAAACACGTTTGAAGTCTGCCTCCAGGGATGCCTGGTACTGTACGGCCTCACTCCAAATGTCGCACGTTGAATAGCTGGGGTAATACAAACCGCTTTGTTCGTCTTTGGCAATCACTGACCAATCATTCAACAACTCCTTGAGGGCATCAAGTTTTTCAAGGTTACCCATGACGCGAATACGTCGGTAATCAATGATATGAATGCGGTCGCCAATGCGACCACCAAGAATCATAACCGTGTAATCGTTTTTCTCTTTAGTGCCAGCGGAGAGGTCAACCCCAACTCCAAGGGCGTCAAACTCCGTTGCAATTTCCGCTTTTACAATCAACTCCGGAGCCAACGAAAGTTCGTTCTGCCGGATGACTTGATTCATGTACTGGAACGAGAAAGCAATTGGTGCCTGCCGTTTTTTCTCCTTCAGGTAATCCAATGACCACATGTCCGGCCAATACGATTCCTCTTCGCCAGTGATGGGATTGTTTTGAATTGCTGAAAGGATAATCTGTTGCCAGTTGTTTTGTTCGTTGAATGTTGTGGAGTGAATGTCATCGTGTCTGAAGCGAGTACCAAGACAGATTGCTCGTGCACCTTCAAACATGGTGGGTGCAATCACAGCATTCCAGTTGTCCTGCATCTGTTTCCTGATGTCAGGGTTGGCAATATCTGCGGCTGACTTAATGGCGTCATCAATCATGACCAAGTGCGAACGCTTGGAAGTCACCGAACCCTTGAGGCCTGCTGCGCAAAGCGTAAACTGTTCGTCACCTGTTACGTCAATGCCAGCAAACTTGTGATCAATTGACCAGTACTCATTACTGGTGGCGTTCTTCAGAAGGCGAACTTTAGGGAAAACCTCTTGGTATCGTTTGCTTTCAATGATGCGTTTGATGGTGGAAGATTTGGAACGAGCAATGTCAACCGTATAGGACAGATACAGAATCTGCAGTGGCAGCCCTGCGTGCGTGTGGATGCCAATGGCCCACGCCGTAAGCAGACCCAACACTGTGGACTTGGCAGAACCCCTGGGCGCCAGGAGATCCACATTGGGACCAGCGATCTTAATGAGGCAACTGCTATCCTCCTCTGTGACGAAGTGTCGATGCCAGTTGAGGTGATGAGCAGCCGGTGGTTTATCTGCTACGTATTCACAGAAGAAGCCAAAATCTTCCTGGGCTTTCTTCAGTGCTTCTGCGTTACGTGGCTTGCGTATTTGCTGTCTGCGTGCGGCGGCTTGAGCATTGCGGCGGTAAGCAAGATGCGTATAGCTTGGCACAGCAGTAATTCAGAGTATCACTGAATACTACCTTACTTTTTGTCTTCTTGTTTTTTGGCCTTTTGCTTTTGATACTTACGTGCTTTTTCTAAAGCGGCCTTACGCTTTTCCTTGTCCGACATCTCAGTGCCGTCTTCTTTCTTCGCATCTTTTTTCTTAAGGTGCGCAAGAAACTGCGGAGGAACTTTACCAGCCATTTAAATCAGTTATCTGTTAACAATGTTGTATTGCACCTCAATATTTTAAGGCAGTTATTCGTCAAGTTGCATTTTTGCCCACACACTCATGGTCGCTTCTTCCAGGGGGATCTCAATGGGATCATCCTTGAAGACGGATAGGAGTTCACGAATGGCACGATCGGCACCAGCCATTAACAGGCCTTTGCGATCTTTCATGCCAGTGAATCGGTCAATTTGTTCGATGTGACCACGAATTTCTTTTTGCATTGACGCAATGCGAGCAACGCCCGCATCACGTTTAACATTGCCGTTCTCAACATCTTCACGGAGTTTGCGAACATCCTCCTGCATCTCGTCAATTTCGTACAGAAGTTTTTGACGATGGTCAGCCTTTGGGTAATTGTTTTGCACCCAAAGCTCACACGCAGTAATGCTACCTGTATACCGCAAGAACCGGGCATACAAGTAGACTTCGACTACAGAATAGTTGTTGCTGGCGAAAGAGCAAAATGTTTCCTGAGTTGACGCATCGAGATTGTCAACCCATGAATCAAATAACTCAATATCGATAAGCTCGTTGGGCCTGCCCGTAATCCCGCTCTTCATCGCGTTGCTTGAACTGCTGGCCTTGTTCGGCAGAGCTACGTTGTTCTTCTGCGCCCTTACCGATGGTTTCACGTTCTTGTTCACCAGCAGTCTCCATTTTTTTCTTGGAAAATTCGTAAGCCACACCAGCAGCCTGGCGGTACTTGTCTAGATCAAACCAGTCATCAACGTCTGTTTGACCAGCGGGTACACTGCTTGTCATGGCTTAGATAGTTTACAAGAAAAATCAGAAGTTGGACATCATCGATGCCAGGCCCTGGGAGAAGATGTCGCGGCGACCTTCAACAGACTTTTGACGTTGTTGACGCCCCTTAGAGGCTTCAAGCCGATTCAGTAATTCCTGAAAACGATCAATGTTAAAATCTGTGGCCGTATCGGTTCCAGATAACTCGGTAGACATTTTGCAAAAGTGTTAACTAAATAAATTATAGCAATAACAAGCTATGACCAAAAACCAGAAACAAGATTTGAAAACACACTAGTTTCGCGATTTATTCTTGCGACTTCTTTGGAGCCTTCATTTTTCAACTTCTGGGTTTCTTTGTCGATCTCTCCTTGAAGGTTGGTCAACCCAGCGCTGTAAAGATACTTGCGGGTGTCACGTACGTTTTGTAGGTTCTCTTCAATTTCACTGGGAGTTCCGGTGAAGCTATCAGCAAAGTTTGGCAGCTGGACCCCAGCCCTTGCTTTAGTTGTGTCTGCGTAGCTGGGGAGAAGATTCTTGTCAAACTTGAAAGTACGTTGTCCTGTTTTCTTGCCAGCAGCGTCAGTCGCCTGCTTGCCAAACGTTGTGTCGTAGTAATTATCAAGATAGCTATTGTTGAACTTATCTTGATACTCTTGACCCTTTGCGAGAGAATCGCGAAGATCCTGGACGGTACTGTAGTAGCCCTGATTAAAACGTTCCAGTGCTTCTGTTTTTTCTTCTTCTTTAGCCTCTCGACCCAATACTTCTTTATACGCAGACGTAATGCCTGTGGCACGCCGACCAGGGAGAAGTTCTTTTGTATAGATATCCGTCAATCCAGCAACGTCTTGCTCCGGTGGAGAAAGATCATATTTGGATGCATAATCACGTAATTGTGACGCTGCATCATTGTACGAAATTAAACCCTGGCGAAGTTGAGATTCAATTCCGGAACGCATTCCGGAGTATGCAGCTGCACCAGATGATTTACGTGCCTCGGCAGCTGCTTTTTGTTCT